AGGTGCAGCAATATCATATCCTTTATGATTGCTCCTAGTGCTTCTTCTATAACCCTTTCCTGATATTAAACTTGCGTTGGATCCCTTTCCAAAAGGACTATATGAAACTGTCAATGGAGCATTTTCTCTTCCACCATATGCTACAGTTCCACTAGTTCCAGATATTCTAGCAAATTTATCACTTCCAGATAGAGGTGCAGCAGAAGGAAGTGTCGATCCTGGTCTTCTTCCACTAGTTCCACTAGTTCCTCTAGTTCCTCTAGTTCCTCTAGTTCCTCTAGTTTCCCTATCAAATCTCACCCCCGTCAATCTTTCAAAAAATGAAGTAAATGCATCAGAGATTCCATATTCTTTTTTTCCAAAAACTTTTACATCCATAAAAGCATTGTTTATTTCATCGTTAAACTTACTCTTTAATGATTTAAATATTATCTTCTTTCTTTCCGTTTCAATACTCTCTACAAATCCACCAGATGAAAGTTTTTGTGTAGTATTGAGAGGATCACTATAAAAATATATAATTGATGCAAAAGATTCCGATAAATCAGAAATTGATCTATCAGATGGTTTTTGTCCCAGAGACAAATCTAAACCAATAGAGGCAATTTTGGATAGGAAGGTATTATCTTTTTTCTTTAACCTTTTTGATGCTTTAGATATTCCAGTTATTAAAGAATAATTGTGATCATAAAGTTTATTTAAATTTTTTCTACCAATACTTTTTCCTGGAATAGTATCATCTGGATTAAAATCCTTTATTGTTTTCTTAGTCTTGGTTTTGGTCTTATTATCTTTGACTTTTTTATTTGTACTTCCCCCACCAGACTTTGATTGAACTTCTTTGGAATCTGATCCAACAAGAACATTATAAAGACTTACTCCTATCTGATCACCAATCAATCCACCAAGCAGTGAACCAATAGCTACTCCAGCAGAACCAGCGATTATATTGCCAATAAAGGGAACAACACTACCAGCAACACCACCTATAGTACCTCCTATCCAAGCACCAAGTGCTTGTCCAGCAGCAGCTCCAACTGCACCTGCAGCTGCTTTACCAAGTGGTTCCTTGAATATAAGAGTTCTTATACCAAAATCAATAAGTGGACCAACAATTGGAATCTTGCCAGCGATTTTACCAGCAGTCTTTCCAGCAACTTTAGTAACTCCTTTTTGAACAGCTTTTTGAACACCGCTCTGAGGTACTCTTCCAGGTGCTCCTCCAGTTGGTGTTGGTGCTGCTCCAGTTGGTGTTGGTATTCTGGAAGGTCTGTTTAATCTATCTAAATTCCTTCCACCAAATCTTTCCCCAAATGCCCTATCACCATATCTTTGCCTATATCTTTGCTGAGTTCTAGTGTTTACTCTCCTACCACTTCTATCAAAACCTACCCTTTCTGGTCCTTTGAATCTTCTATTGAGAGGATTACTTCCCCCAGAAGAGACCATCATTGCAATTATAGCAATGTTAGCAAATTTTGTAAAAGCACTTAAAAAATTATTTAATTTTTTCTGGGCATCTTCACCAAAAACATTTTTAACTGTGTTTGATATTGTATCAATGGTATTATAAGCAAATTCTATTCCTGTTGCTACTTTATCAAGAATTCCAGCAGCAAAATCAAATATAAATTGACCTACTGGTTTCAAAAACTTAATTATTCCAAGTAATTTTGGTAATAATTTTACCAACCTAAGAACCAAAAATCCAGCTAATATAGAACCCAAAAATTGTTTTGCTCTATCAATTAAACTCAAACCAGGAATAAACTTTCTAAATTTATCAAATTTATTAACTTTTTTTCTACTTTCCTTTTTGTCTTCTCTAGTATTCCTTCGCGTTCTTTCAAGATCTCTTCTGGACAACTCCAATTGTCTTACATTTATTTTTATACTTTTTTTAAGTACATCTTCAATTTTTACTACATTTTCCTTTATGTTGGATATATCTTCAGCAACTTTAAAAAAACCAGAAGAATAAAAAGTATTAGATCCACTAGAAGCAGAAGGATCTTTAGACGGATTTAATAACTTTTTGGGATCTACAACTGCCATTACCTTACACCATAAATTCCATATGTTTGTATAAGCATAGATCTAGTATTACTTGGATATACTGCAGGGAAACTTGTATCAAGATCTCTCTTACCAACACTCTTTTGTGATCTCAATTTTTGAACTTCTTCATTTGCAATATGTACCACGTTTACTTTGGGTTTTGGTGGAGGAGGAATGGTTTGAGTTGCCACACTCTTTTCTTTACTGATAGTTGCTGGTAAAACTTTATTAGCAGTTTGATTTATGGTAGAAGAAGTAAATTGATTTTTATTTTGAAGTGATACTTTACCAGAATCAATTCTATTTGATTCTGTACTTTGCACTATATTTTGATTTTGTTCTTGTTTGCTATTGTCAACGGAAACCATTTTTGTAAATGGTTGTATGTACTTATCTGCAGATAAAGATTTCTCAATCCCTCCAAGAGATTCTTTACCAGATAATGTCGTAGTATCTTGATTATTGATATTATTGATTACTGATGTTGATTTATTTAAAGCACCTTTATAATCCGAACTTACAAATTTATTAGTATCTATCGTATTATTCACTTCTCTATTATTGACAGTTGATTTATTTAAAGCACCTTTATAATCCAAACTTACAAATTTATTAGTATCTATAGTATTATTCACTTCTCTATTATTGACATTTGATTTATTTAAAGCACCTTTATAATACGATCTTACAAATTTATTAGTATCTATCCTATTATTCACTTCTCTATTATTGACATTGGTAGATAAATTATTAAAGATATCCCCACCAATAAAATTACTATTTCTAATATTTTTTATATTTGATACTTGATCTGATTCAAAAGTATTATTTACATCTCTATTAAAATTATCAACTTTTTTATTATTAGTTAAATTTAGATCAGACAAATATGAAGGATTATTTGAAGATACATTTTGAATATTATTCACAAAATATTTTGCGATATTATTATTTTGTGAATCAAATCCCATTTGAGTTGGTCTAATTTTACTAATATTAGAGATATTATTATTTACATTTTCAATTATACTTCTATTATTTGTAGAAGGTCCTATCATTCCTCCACCAGAAGCTAATTGTATTCCGCTTGCAATTTTAGGAGCATTTGTTCCACCACCAGATTTATTTAAAGATAAGAAGAAATCAGAACCATACTTATTAACAGCAGGATTTGATATTACAATCTCTCCTGGTTCCAGTGCAGTAAGTTGGGTATCTTTTCCTGCACCCTTTATCCTTACACCAGTTTGATTAGTAACTTTCCCGCCAGGGAATTTGGAAATTGTTTCTTGTGATAATTTTGGTATCTCTCCACCACCAGAATATTTTTTAGTATCTCCCGTCTCCAATCTATAAATCTGCTCATCAATTTCTGATCCAACTCCTTGCATTTTTTGCATTGGATTCAGATTTTCTTTCTGTTTTTTTAATGCTTCTATTTTTTCTTCTTTAGTGCCAGGAGCAGATTCTGTTTTTCTTTCTTCGGAATCAACAGTACCTGGGAACAACATTGGTATAGTTGCTCCTGCTGTAAATAATCCAACCGCTGCTGCTGCTTTTGGATTCTTCTTAATCAAATTCATAGCAGCAGGTATTCCCTTCCGCAATATTGTGAAGGTTAGTTTAACCAAAGTTCCAATAACAGTTCTTACAAGTTTTCCTATTGTAGTTCCAAATAACAAATATCCTGCAATTAAAGCAGGTCCCCAATCTTTTAAAAATCTAAGAATAGCATCAACTTTTCCCTTATTTTTAGGGTCACTCATCCATCTGAATAATTTTAATACAATTCTTCCAAGAATTACTGTAGTTATAAACTTCAGCAATTTCTCAAATATATTTTTTACTGGTCCAAGAACCTTATTAGCTAATTTTAATGCTCCCTTACCAATAGACTCTAATCTAGATTCATTTTTCTGCCTTTTACCCCTCTCTGAAGATTTGCGAGAATTATCTATCTGTTTTTTAAATAAATCATTCTGTTTTTGCATCAATTCAAGTATGTTAGCAACAGAATCTCTGATTGCTGCAATATCTTCTGCAAATTTAGAAAAACCAGTTTGGTTTTGATTCTGCTGCTCTAAATCTGGAGTTTTTACAGATTCTGGATTTATAATTGCACTTGATGCAAGTGTTATAGGACTTCCAAATTGATCCCTATATTTTTTATTGATTTTAAATCTACCAACAAGTCCTTTAACTCTAACATATTCATCCCTCAATAACATCTGCTCTTCTCTAGGAAGAGAATCAGTCTCCATATTAACTCTAACCAGATACTCCTTTAAAAGAGTTCTGTAAGTTGCATAGTCAATATCAAAAGTATCTTCTAGTCCAAGAATTCTCAAAATCCTTTCATCAATTTCCTCATTAACTAAATCTTCCTCACGAACACCATCATACATCCTGTCTTCTCCTTCATCTGGAGATTTATTTACAGGAACGATTGCAGAAGAATCTATGTTTTCTGTAGATTCAGTTGGTTCTTCTGGCAGTTCTATTTTATCATTATCATTTACATAATATTCCCAAAGATAAATTATGTACTTATTATATGACTCATACTCTTCTGGAGAAGATGGTCTTGAAAATTTTGGAGAAGGATAGTCTTTTTCGGATTTATCCCAAGAAGACATGAATATATCAACTACTCGATCAGCATCTACATTGAATGTATTTTCAAGTAAGTATTTTGAATATTCAAGTTTAGATAATATTATAGCTCTCCACATTCCCATACGCCTACTAATGGTAGCGTATGGTATATACTCTTCAATATAGTCTGGTTTAAGATCCATTCTGCTGCTGCTTTAATTTTTCTTCTTCAAGATGAGCCGCTAATAGAGCAACATAAACATCTCTCTCCCATGGAATCAGATTTTCAATTTCAGTTAATGAGTATTTATGGTATTGTAAGAGAGCAAAATTTAATTTATAATAATTCTCCAAATCCATGTGAGCGAGAGCTATGCGAAAAAATCAGATAGACCCTCCAATACTACTTTGCTTTTAACGCTTGTATTTGGATTTGTAATTTCAATCTCGTGAGTTAGTTTTGGCATTGTCTCAAAAAATAACTCAATTTTTTTAAACTGTTCAGAATTCATTTGTTCCAAAAAAGAAATAAGTTCTTTTTTAGTTGTATCTGATGCAGCCCAACTTTCTTCTTCTGTATAAATTTGATCTATACACGAAGCAATCAAATCAAAAGATTGTTCGATACTATTTTTTGCATTAAAATCAAAATTATTTTTAATGAATTGATCCAGTGAAGGATACTTCATCTCCATTGCAATGGTATCATCTATTTTAATTTGATTTGTATGTTCATCCAATTTTTTCACTGAAATATCATCAATATTGATTTTAACTGGTACTACAGTTTCATTATCATCTGGACATATAATATTTACATCCAACTCTTCACCAACTGACTTACCTCTAATATTCAAAAATAAATATTCAATATCAAAAGTTGGAAGTTTTTCAACCTTTACGTTTTTAGTAAGAACACAATTTCTTATAACATTTTTAATTGCAGAAGTGATTTGTTTGGTATCTTCACTTTCTAATGCAATTACTAAAAGTTTTTCCTCTTTTACCAAAAATGGTCTATATTCAATCAAATCTCCAGTAGAAGGAATTTCAAGCTCATATGTTGGAGTAGATATTGTAGGCAATGGCATAATTTTTACAATAAAAAATCAAGTTATATTTATTTATATTGGAATTTAAAAGTTTCTAACACTTCTTCTTGGACTAGTAGCATTATCTCTATTCAGAGCAGCTTGTCTTAAAGAGTTCTCTCTTGCTTGTATTCTAGCATCTTCAAGTTGTTGCTGAGTATATCTCCAAGAATTGCTCTGTTCTTCTCCACCTACTCCTGGAGTTGAAGGTCTATCAGTTTGTGGTTGAGATAACTCAGTACTATAAACTTCTCTTTTAACATAATATCTACTATAACTAATACTAACAGTAGATTTTAAGGTATCAGATGCATCATAACTAATTGGCATAGATGATATTGATAGTGGAAATGCATCTACAAAATAATATCCTAAAAACTCTTTAGATCCCGAAGTTACTTTTGATCCCAAATCTCTTTCATATTTTGCAATTCTAATCTCAGATTTATAGTCTGTAGGATATCTTATCCTAGTATAAAAATCTGGACCATCCATTCTACCTGAACCATCCAGTCTACCAACAATATCTTCACCAGAAGCATACTTCATCCACATTTCAAAAAATCTAATTTGTTGGTAGTTACTATCTTTAGTAACTAAAAAAGTAAGATCTATAGAATTATCATACATTCTTCTATAAATGTTTTTTTGGGAAACTCCCATATAATCATTATCAATATCTATTGTCGCTAGTTGAGATCCTGGTAAAGAAGCTTCTATACAAGTCAATTCAAATAGTTCTTTATCATAGTCTAACCCCAATTCAGAATTTATCTGACTTAATAAATTTGATGGAGGTACAATATCAACACTATAAAAAGATGTAAGAGCTGGATTCAATATCCTGCTCTTAAGAGTGCTCATATTAACACCAGGATTTACTGGTATATTTGACATCTAAATACAAGTGTATACGTTATATTATATGTAGACAACTTAATGAACGAAAGTATTAAAAGTAAGTATAAACCTTCATATCCCAAAAAATATAAGGGAAATCCCAACAATATTATTTGTAGGAGTAGTTGGGAGAGAAAATTTTGTTCTTACTGTGACTTAAATGAAAATATAATAGAATGGGCAAGTGAAGAATTCTTTATTCCTTACGTCTCTCCAATAGACAACAAAGTCCATAGATATTTTCCAGATTTTATTATAAAAGTTAAAGAGAGTAAAGGTTCAATAAAAACCTATGTTGTCGAAATAAAACCCAAAAGACAAACTATTGCACCAGTAAAAAAATCAAGAGTCACAAAATCTTTTATACATGAATGCAAAACTTATGCCATAAATCAAGCAAAATGGAAAGCAGCAGATGAATGGTGTAAGGATAGATTGTTGGAATTTAAAATAATAACAGAAGATAACCTAGGTATAAAGTAAATGCCAAAAAATACTCTTTTCGAAGATCTAAGAGAAGAAGTGCAGTATGAAGAAGGAAGGTCTCCTTTCTTTTATAGGAGAGCATTTAGAAGATTAACTCAAAAATATATTGGTAGAGAAAATAAAATAATACTTGAAGAAAAATTAGACTCTACAGAAGAAGAAGAAAATCAAGATAAAAATGTATTAAGAAGATATCCAAGAACTGGTCACATATACTTATTTGAATACAAAACAGAAGAAAAAAATGTAAGTATATTTGACCCCTTTCCTTTAGTATATGTAATCAAGTTTAATAGTAAAGAATTTACAGGATGCAATTTACACCTAATACATCCAAGTAAAAGAAAATATGTAATAGATAATTTAAAAAACGATAAAATTACTTTACCGTATAATACAATATCTAAATATATAATATCACAAGTTGATGGTTTATTATTGGATATTGCATTTGATGAGTGGGAAGTTGCATCAAATTTACCTATAGAAAATTTGATCTCTATAAAAGATGGTAAAAGAAGAGATCTTCCTTTATTTGATGTTTGGAAAGAGAAAAACAAAACATTTAGAAAAATGTTAGTTGGAACTAGGATCTATAAATCTTATGGATCAAAAGAACAAAACTTTAAAGGCAACTAAAGATGGGTAGACCAGCAGCAGAAGAAGTAACAATAAACGGAAGAAAAGCTTGGGTATCAAAACCAAGACCATTAAAAGGCAACAATATTAGAAAAATATCTACAGTATTTTATCCAGATACTGGAGAAACAATATTGATACAAAGATCCGATAGTCTTGGAATTACCAATCCTATAGAGACAGACATTGAATCCGTTATTGCAACAAAAGACCCTAATGGAGAATGGGAACCAAAAGAAAATACAATAGTGGAAGAGTCTATAGAAGAAGATGCTGATTTTGTATCATCATTAAATTCTTCTGTAGATGACACTATAAAATCAATATATGCTCAAAAAAATGATGGTGATGTACCAACACCGACTCAAATAGAAGGTTTTAAAAAAGGATCGGAAGGAGCAGCAGCACCTAGGGAAGAATCTACAGAAAAAGAGTCTTCTGATAACCCAGATCCTGACCAACAAGAACAACCAACTATAAATGACGGAATATCTGGTTTAACTGATGTAACCGATGCTTTTTCTGCGTTATCAGAACAAATTAAAGCAGAATCTGCATCAGTAAGATCTTTAGATAGATTATCATATCCAGAAAATTTTCCAGAAAACATGGATTACATAATATTTGAATCCAAATCTTATGGAACAAAAACATTTGATTCATCTACATTCGGATTCGGATCAAGAACAAACGAATCTATAGGTGAATCTATAAAATTACCAATACAACCATCAATATCTGATGGAAATAGTGTTGGATGGAATGAACAAACAATGAATCCAGCACAAATAGCAGGGGCTGATATTGCTATAGGTGGGATAACTGGTGGACCAGAGGGTTTTATAAATTCACTATCAAATAAAATTGCAGCTGGTCAAGGTGCATCTACAGATATAGAAGCTGCTATTATCGCATACTTTACACAACAAGCAACTGGTGCTCAAATATTACCCAAACTTGGTGGAGCAGTATTTAATCCAAATACCGAATTGTTATTTCAAGGTCCACAATTAAGACCTTTTAATTTTACATTTAAACTGTCACCAAGATCAGATACAGAATCAGAAAGAGTTAAAAAAATAATAGGATTTTTTAAGCGCAATATGGCAGCAAAAACCAGTAACTCTCAACTATACTTAAAAGCACCAAATGTATTTGGAATAAGATATTATTTAAATGGACAAGAAGATCATCCTGGAATTAATCTAATTAAAGATTGTGCTTTGCAGTCATGCGTAGTAAATTACACTCCACAAGGAAGTTATATGGCATATGAAGATGGTGGAATGGCATCATATGACATATCATTACAGTTCATGGAGTTAGAACCAGTATACTCTAAAGATTATGATGACGATAGAGCAGCAAACCATCTAATAGGATACTAAAATGACCCAAGAATATTTCAAAAAAGTACCAAATTTCGAATATATTAGTAGAGATTCAAATAACTCTCCACTATCAGACTATACTGAAGTAAAAAACTTATTTAAAAGAGCAAAAATAAGAGATGATATTTTTCAAAATCTAAGTTACTTTGAAAAATATACAATTATCGGTGAAGAGCGCCCAGACGAAGTATCTTTTAAATTTTACAATGACCCAACTCTTGATTGGTTAATTTTACTTACCAACAACATACAAAATTTTTATGACGAATGGCCAAAATCACAAGACTCTTGGGATTCATATCTATTGGAAAAATATGGTAGTTATGATAATTTATATAATGGAATACATCACTATGAAACTGTAGATGTAAGCAATTATTCTGGGAAGTTGATAGTAGAAAAAGGTTTAATAGTATCGGAAGATTACTATAAAGCTCCAGAATTTACAATAGAATTGGATAAGAGTATAAATTTACCAACAATTGTTCCAGGAATACCTGCAGAAATATCTGCATCAGTTGGTGATAATGGTAGATTGAGTAAATTGACATTGGTATCTACTGGTTTAGGATATACCTCAGGCATAACATTATCTATAGAATCACCACAAGATCCAAGACAAGCAGTAGTAGAATTTCAATTACAAGATCCCCCAGCAGATAGAGAAGTTGGAGATTTTACAGTAATTGATTCTGGATCTGGTTACACAGTTCAACCAGCAATAACATTTAGTGATCCAGAACCAACAATACCATGCGAATTAGAACCTGTAGTCAACGAATTTGGAAATATAACATCTATCACTATAGTTAATCCTGGAGAAGGTTATACCTTTATTCCAAAAATAACTATAGATACTCCAGAAGATATTTTTACAAGTGCAGTACTTGATGCAACATCTACAGTTACTGTGGAAGCTAATGGTTGGGAAGGATTTTACTTAGATGACTCTGGAACCAAAGCATATACTTGCCATGGAATTAATTCTTACACTCAAGGAATAATAGAGTACTATGCTTTTACCACACCTTTTGACGTGACAACTGGTTCAAAAGTAACAGAATTGGATTTATCTTCATCCTTCGAATACATAACAGGTATAGAATTTAAACCAGATGGATCAAGATTTTATGTATCAGGTTTAACTTCTAGTGGATTCTTCATTTATCAATATGACCTCACAACAGAATGGGATATATCATCAGCATCAATTTCTGGAACATTTCCGATATCAGAATGTGCTGGAATTAGATTCCAAGATACTGGACAGACATTTTTTGTTATTGATTTAGCAAATCCAGATACTATAGTAAACTATGAGTTATATTTAGAATGGGATATTTCTGCAACAATAGCAAAACCAATAAAAAGTACGGATATTAATGATATAACTGGAGAATCTTCTGTGAGAGGATTTTCATTTAAAAACGATGGAAGTAAAATGTTTGTTTCTGGAACAGATACAAACTCTATCCATGTTATACAACTAGGTTCTAATTGGGATTTATCAACACTAACTTTATTGGGAAGTAAAAACACTTCTTCAGAAGACACAATTCCACTAGATGCATATATGAACTTTGAAGAGACTAAGATAATAACTGGTGGGTCAAATACTAGAAAGTTTTATGCCTATGATATTGATATTAGAGCAACTGCTACTGCTATTCTTGGGATAGGAAGCACTTCTGAGCAAATTACAGAAATAGTAGTTACAAAACAAGGTTCTGGATATTCTCAAGAAGAATTGCCAAATGTAGAAATACAACCACCAGTACCAGCAAGAAGAGCAGTAGGTTTTGTTATAATAGAAGAAAATAAATTAAAAGATATTATACTTAGCGATCCTGGATATAATTATCGTTCTCAACCAACCGCTATTATTGATCCACCACTAGAAAGAATCACTGCAACAGGATATGCATCAGTAGAAGGAGGAAAAGTTGTACAGGTTTCATTATTAAATCCAGGGTTTGGTTACACTACAAGTCCAAGAGTATCCTTATCTGATCCAGAACCATTATACAAACCAAAAAAAGATGAAGTCTTCATATCAAATGGTCAAGAATGGAAATATGATGGTTTTGACTGGAATAGGAGATTGTCTTATGGAACTTTATACACAGATACTTTTTTAAATAGAAGGATTGAAGTACCTGGAACAAAATCATCTGTTCCAATAACAAACTTTGCTTATGAAGAAAGACTAGAAAACAAAAAAAGAACAATTTTTATCCTAAAAAGAGAGTATTTGAACTTAGTCCTAGATGACATTGAATCTATAATGGAATATAAAAAAGGTTCTGAACAGTATGTGTCCAGAACCCTTAAAAGAGGATATAATCCTTTCTTCTTTAATTAACTGTTAGCAAGGCGTTGGAAGAAACTCATAGCATCATCATCTTCAGAATCAACCGAAGAAGTTGAAGACATTGAATTCAACTCTTCTTTCATAGATTGTGGCATAGAAGGTGCTGGTTTTGATTCTTTACGAGATTCAAAACTTGGAGTAAAGGATCCACGATCAATATCTTCACCTTCAAGTTCTTCATCAATGTTTTGAAGACGGGGAGTTCCTTTTTTACCAAGAACATAATCCAAACGTGTTTGGAGTTCTTCGTAACTCTTGAATTGCTTAGGATCTACAAGTTCAGTGAGAGAATACTGCTTCTTCCAAATTGCTTCAAGAGCATCATCATCATCCAGAAGAGCGCCAGGACGATCAAATTCAGAAGAATCATAGTTCCAGTAACCTGCAACTTTTTTGATCTTCAGTTTAAAGTTGGCACCTTGCCAGAAGTCAAAGGGATTGATTGGAGTTTCATCTTCAAATTCAGGTTGCATTGCTTCCATGATCTTATCAAAGATCTTCTTACCGTATTTAAAGAGGAAGACACGACCTTCGTTTTCTGGATGCGCCTTATCTTGAACAACGTAAATATTGCTATAGTAAGAAAGTTTACGCTTTTGCTTTTGACTTACAATGTCCTTTTTAGATTGTTCTCCACTGTTCCAGAGTTCGCGATTCAGTTCTGAGACAGGATCTTTTTGACCCAGAGTTGTGAGAGAATTTTCAATGTACCATCCACCAGGACCTTGGAATGCATGGGTCCAAAGTTTTGCCCAAGGAAGATCTTCCTGATTAGGAGCAGGAAGGAAGCGGATTACTGCATAACCATTACCAGTTTTATCGAGTTCTGGTTTCCAAAGGCGATCATCAGCACCACCAGAACTATTACTCATTTTTTCGACTTCTTTGACCAGTTTTTGGGTCAAAGAACCGAGAGAAGATTGTTTTTTGAGATCAGAAAAAGACATTGATAAACCTCAGATGTTTTTGTACGTATTTGGCTTTTGTGTACTCTTAGGGCACTTGCGGCGAGTACAGACCTATAATAGAGCAAGTGCCCGCAGGTGTCAACCCTCGCTTTGAATCCTGTCCTTCATTTTTTCTACCATTTTTTCCATATTAGCAAAAAGAACTGTCATATCAACATTTTCTGGAAGTCCCATACTAGCAGCAGAAGTCCTTATATTATTTTTCATTTCCACAGCTTTGGGATCATCAGAGAGTTTAATTCTAGTATAGAGAATTTTTTGTTTTTCTAACAAAGATTCTAAAATGCCAACATGTTCTAACTTTTGATCTTTATTCATGGTATAAAAATTAAACATGCTAGCATAAAGCCTTTCTTGAAGGTTATTAATGCTATCAATTTCTCCTTTTATTATATCAGATTCAAAAAAACTCATAGCACACAATCCTTTATCATTTTTCGGTACTTAAAGATATCAATATTTATGAAAGGATCATATTTTTTAATAATTTTAGATATTAATCCCCAAACTGGATCATCTGGCATTTTTTTATTAAAATCTTTTGTAAAATATAAAATTTTATCAATTATAACAACAGTTTCTAGACAAATACTACCATCTAGATATTTTTTTAGTATAGGGGGATGACCTGAAGAACAATCAAATAAAGATTCTATATTAAACTGACTAAGAAGAGTTTCTACTTCATTAGAAAAAACATAAGATAGTGACTGATTTCTCATTTTCCAAGAAGAATACACAGATTCACCATTTCTTATAATATCACCAATCCAAAGAGAATTTGGATCCTGGGATTGGACAAAATTTGAGACAAAGAAATTTATTACCTCTTTTTCATTTTTTTGTCTACTTAGTTTTTCAAACCAATATCTATCCTTTCTTTTATAAAAAGACTGTATTGATGCATTTGTTTTACCACAGTATTTGTGGTAGTCATATTTATCTTTCGTAAAATGATTTTTTATTGAAAGATATGTCTTATATACTTCAAAGGGTGTCATAATTATAAAAAGGGGTTTTTGCGAAAAATTGTCGGGATAAATTTTCCGACCTTTTTCGAATTAAAAAACTAATTTCGCCCTGGATGTTCTCTTTAAAAAGTTTAATTCTATTGCATCGTACTTTAATTTTTCTTTTAATGGTTTTGATATAAGTTTTGGTACAGATTCAATATCAATATTATTTTTACTACAAAAATGAATTATTGCATCAATATAATTCATATCTTTGTTGTCTCTTACCAATATTTCAATTTCTGTTGAAAATTTTGAGGGACAAAAAAATTTTTTATCCAATGCTTTTTGTAATTCTTCTTCTATTTTAACTGACATAGGATTCAAGTCTAAAGTTGACGAACTCTCTGATGTACTCTGTAAGTAATCTAATATACTTTTCTTTATCGTATTCTTCATAAACAACACACTCTCCATTTTCACAAGACATGATAATTACTAGTTTTTTTACAGATATTCCTGTTAATTCATACAACATACAACCATAAGCCATACACTGTACAAAATAATGTTCAATCCATTCTTTTGGTTTTGGTTTTTTTGAAGTTTTGAAGTCTATTATTGCCAATTCTCCGTTGTACTCAGCAATACAATCTACTGTTCCAGCTACACCAAGAACTTTACTATACAAAGATCCTTCAAGAGCATGAATATTATTTATCTTACCTAATTCATACTTTGCTATTTTGAATAGATACTCTGACAAAGGTTGAACTTTTGGTAATTCTTCATTCTTAAGATGATACTCAACAAGAGTGTGCATATCAGTTCCACGACTTGTTGCTGCTCTTGTAATTTTGTCTGCTTTTTCTTCACCTATTTTTTTACGCCAGTTTGCAAAAAACTGGCGATTTTTATGACTGGTTACTGAGGTAATAGAAACTAATTTAATTAGTTCTTCTTCTGTAGGTACTTTATAGTACCTAACTCCATCAATAGTCTCCCTCTCAAGACGAGGGAGATCCAATTCAACATGATTAAACATTAAAATCCTAATTCATTTTTTGCAATAAGATATTCTTTACACAATCCAGAACGTACAATATCTTCAAGACCAAACTCAATAATATCAAACGATGGCATTGCTCTAAGAATCTTCATGAAGTCGATGATACCATTCCTTTCATTTGATTTTTGTAAATCAGATTGAGTAGCATCTCCACAAAAACAAATTTTAGTATGCTCACCTGCCCTAGTAATTATACTATCAAGTTCATGAAAATTCAAGTTTTGAAACTCATCAACGATGATAATAGACTTATCTAAAGTAGTTCCTCTGAGAAAAGAAGTTGACCAAAAACTAATACTACCTTGAGTTTTTAAATTTCCATATAGCATTTCAAACTCAGAGTCTGTTGCCATTTGGAACATATACTTGACCATATTCTTATAAGGAATCTGGTAGATATCAGCCTTATCTTCATGGGTTCCAGGTAAAAACCCAATCTCTCTAGTTGCAACTAGAGATCTAACAATATAAATTTTTTCATATGGTGTATGTTCATCAAGAACATCTTTTAAGGCATTAAAAAGAGTAATAAAAGTTTTACCTGTTCCTGCTGCACCATAAGCAACTAAATTTTTATCATCATCAAAACTACCAAATAGTTTTTCTTGATTGTCAGTTAATGGTTCAACATTAAGAAGATATTCTGAATTGATTGGTTTTTTTCTTTTCATTTGCTTTGCAGTCATTCCAACACCAATTGGTTGTAACTCAGATCCTCTTTTTTTTCTTGGCATGTGCTTTAAATTTTGGTAACTTTTGATTTGGGAGCTTTTGATGCTTTTTCTAATACATCATTCCATCCAGGATGCTTTTTAATTAATTGGTCTTTCCACTCACCCAACTCTCCCAAAGAAGCGCAACCTTCAGACCAGTCTCTATGCCATTCTGGATTATCTTGATACCACTGAGTGATATCATGCACACTCATTACAATAACCTTTCTTTCACCTGTAACTTTATTAACTATTGGATACTGTGCCATGTTGTTTAATGATCTAATGTCTTATTTATAATTAAGGGGATAACCTTGCACGATACAATCGTTTTTGTTCGTAGTAACTCCAAACATTAGGTGCCCAGTCTTTAATATGGTCAGAAATTTGTTCACACAAACATTGAATTTCTAGTTGAGCATCTAGTTTTGACCGAAGGTCTAGAAGGTGAAGTACGGAACGAAGATTAAAAGAAACTACAAAGTTTTGTCGAATTGCTTGAGGAAGATAATCTCTTAGATGTTCTTCACACATACCTTGAGAATAATATTCCGCATATTCTTGGCACTCGCTCAGAATGCGTCCTAGTTTGCGTTGACGGTGCTCTTCAGTCCACTCATATTTTTTACCCTTTCGATTAGTATAAAATCCTGCTGGACGAACATAAAAAACTTCTTCAATATCAAGGGAACCCTTTGAGACTTGACGTACTCGTTTTCCAGTATACCTTTGAGATTGTACATCAAAGGTAACACCTACGCGATGAGTTCTTGCCTGAACAATTACATTATGAACATATCCAGAACAAGATAACGTAATTGAAGGGTGCTCAATTGGACCCCAGTGACCACGATCATTTCCCAATAACTGATCAACAATCCATTCACCACACTTTTCGGGACTTGGTGGTTCTACTGTATGAATAGGAACTTCTGAGTAATCACACTTTCCTGCTTGCCAAATTACTTGCTCTGGATTCTCATAAGCATTTAACTTTACAACACTGAGGTGTTATCTAGAGCAAGA